ACAATTCTAGCTTCATTAGATACAATTATTCCAGCAGGAGTAATATCAGCTAAAATCGCATCAAGTGACGCTATTTGTGTAGTAGCAGCAGCAGGGACGATAATAGTAATACTAAAGTCTTGAGGATTAGCATTTGGACTATTATATCCACCTCTTAACCAACTCCAATCTAAAGTATATACTGTATAACTTTGAGCAGCAACAACTCTAGCCGGTAACTTAAACGGATCATCAGGAGCAGCTTCAAGAGCGTGACCTCTACCTTCAAGTGTAGACTCATTATACTCTAATTCTTTAGCCCATTCGTATGAGTTAGCACCTGTCTTATAAGCACCATTATCGGTTTGAGTAGCATTTTCAATAAGTCCAATACCCATAGCTTCAAAATTCTTATTAACACTACCAGTAAGCTTAACACCAGTAGTACCTTCAGCAGAAGCAACAATACCTAGAGCTACAACTCTAGCATCAGCATTAAGTGCGGCTACAAGTGTAGTAACTACTACAGCAGCCGTAACATTAGCAGAAAGACTAAGAGCATCTATAGAGAAGGTTATGCGTTCATATGTAGGTTTAGTTCTATCAATGATAGTTATACCAAACATACTATTTATAACACTAGCAGCAGGTAAATTAAAAGACCCAGAAGCACCGTTATAACCAACATGTAGAATTTTAGCTACAGGAGCAACATACGCTTGCTTCTTAGAAATAAGAGTATCCATATTAATACGAGTAGCCTTTTGAACCCAATCAGTATTCCTACCCATATAAAGAGTAGCAAATTGATCAGATTTAATAAAAGACCCAGTATCAGGGACTTTAACGCCATTTTCTTGAAAGAAAGCCAAAGAGCCATCTTGCAAATCTTCAATAGCAGTTAATGCAGTAATAGCAGCACTACCGTCATAGCAATATAAAGCGGTAGCATTGAGAACAAAAACTTGATTCATAATATTTTAATTTTTACGAGATTCATTAACAAACTTCTCATAACCTCTATCGTTAATTACGGCTTTAGCTTTATTAACAGCCTTATCAACAATATCATTATGAGTAAATACAGGTAGTTCGCAACTTGTTCCTTCAGCTATAGGATTATATTTACGTATGTATTTGATATATACATTTGCGATACTAAAATTAGACTTATACACATATAGCGTATCACCAACTAATTCACTAACAGGTGACTTAACATCTGTTTTATAAAGATAGTTATTTAAAATGGTATTAACAATAGTTGAATCGAATAATCGGTTCGATACTTTATTAAAAAGTCTACATGAAACTTCTGTATCAGAAGAATCATTAATAAGATGAAGATAATCACTAGGGAGTTGTATTGAAACTCTACTACTATCAGATAGCGATAGATTTAATCCATCCTTAGTATTATCTTCTTTTAACAAAACCCTGATAGAATCAAGATTTTGTTGTATATCAGAGAAATTCTCAGGATTAGTTCTTTTAGGTTTAACAAAGTCTTGAACAAACACATCATAACCCCAATTAAGAAATAGATATATTTCCTCCTTTAGAAAAGATTTGGGTTTACCTGCATTAATTTGACTATAATTAACCCTAAAAGCACTAAGCATTTCCTGATCAGTCATTTTTTATATAGTTTTTAATTGATTTTCAATACGTGAAATAAAGTCACCATTAAGATCGCGATTCTTAAAGAATACTACAACTTCAGCTAGAGTAGAACCTAATGTATTACCTTCTTTATCTTGTACAACAGCCGTATTAGGAATACGATTAATCATACCATGAGCTATAGCTTTTTCTATGAAACACATAGTTTTAACATCTTTGTGTTTAGCTATAACAAGGAAACTATTAGGATCACTCTTAACAACTTTGTCAAGTAACATAGATCGTTTATTGTGATCAGTAGCGGCTCTAACATCTAAAGAGTGTTTATCAGATAGTGCCCATACAACATACATTAAATCCTCTTTCTTAGTAAGTAAATCTGCATACAAAATAGTAGCAGTACTTTGAATAGCAAAAGCGGCTTCTTCTTGTTGTTGTTTTAACTTAGCATCATGTAGATAAAATCTTATATTAGCACTTTTTTCTATACGAACTTCATCATTAGCAACATCTCTGTATACTAAACAATAACGCCATAATATATAATCACCTATATTAGTAGGTAACGCATATGCGTATAGTTTAGATTCTAAAAGTATAATAGAATCATCTTTAGTTCTGTATATAACATCTACTTTTTTATCTCTATCTTTATCATCATCCATTACATCTTTCAATGCGTTGGCGAATTTAGATAAGATATTTTTAAGAGCTACAGTAAATAAATTATAACCTTTAACACTTTTAAATGTCATAGATGTATCTAATGTTCTACCACCAACAGGAACTACAACACCAAGATTAGAAAAATACTCTTCAAACTTTTTATTGTAATCTACAGAACGTACATCTTCACCTATAATAGTAGGCATATATACATCCATTTCGGCTTTATTAACTCGCATACGTTCTACAGACTTAATAGCGCCACCTATTTTAGATGAACCGTCGCTTATATACCTCATATTAGCTAATCTATACTCAGAATATTGCTCACGATGCATAAGCATAGCACTCCTAGTAAACAAATATTCACCATCAGAAATAGGGATAACCCCTACTTCTTGTTTAGCTATATTCACAACATCTAATGGATTAGCATTATTGTCTTTTGCTTTATCACTCATTTTATTTCTTTTTATTAGTTACGTATTAATTATTTAACTGATTGTAACATAAAGCAATGCGTAGAGTTGTCAATATTGACACCACGAGTATACATAACTTCATAACTTGACTTACCTTCATCGGTAGCTAATTGAACTAATTTCTTTTCCATTGTGTTACCATTAAAACTAGCACCCCAAGATTCAGGAATAGCATTCATACCTTGATAGATACCTCTAAGTTCTTTATTACCTTTTTGAACATACATTCTAATATTACGTTCAGAAGAATAAGTAGATTGATCTAAGAAGAATCCAGTATGAGAACTCATTGGTCTACCACTACGAGGATGGATATTACCATTAGCTTTATCCATTTCAGCAGCAAACCCATGATCCAATAGATTCATAGTTTTAACTGTGATCTTATGACCTTGAATAGTAGTATATTGTCTGAAATACGCACCATACTTAAGTCCATCACCTTCACCAGTAATTGATTTATCACCAAGTGTACGTTCAAATCCAGAAGTAGCTACATCAGTACGAATGGCTGCATCAAAATCTTCACCAAAACCTGTACCACAATAAAGAACAATATCCATCTTAGTAGAATCGGAATCACTAGAGAATACATCGGTTACAGTACTTTTGATTTTATGAAGTGTTAAATTCAAACCATAAGTATCATAATTAGCTTCTTTAACGATTTCCATAATACCAGCACCCTCAGGAATAGGTTCGCCAGAATCATAATCTTTCATCAAGATTTCACCATTAGCTCCACGATTATAATGAGCACTCCAAAAGTGTTCTTCATTCTTTTGCTTAATATCAACCTCAAATTGACGCATTTCTTCGTTGATCCAACGATTAGTAGTACCACCACCTTCTGTTTCAAATTGTATCTCTACAATTTTATTAGCAAGGTTACCACCAATATGTTTTGTATAACGTAAAATAGAAATCTGGTTAGTCATTTTACCAGTACCTCTAACATTACTTCTATTACCACGTGAGAATGATTCAGGAACAGTAGGAGCAGTAAGAACCCAAGAGATACCACTAACTAGATTACTAGTAGCACATTGAACACTAGGATTTTTAGGCTCTAACGTATACCGCCAATATGAACCAGACTTCTTAGGTTTATCCATAATACGATACATAGTCCTATCAGGAGCCATTACACCGTGTTGTTCGATAAACTTATTAGTAGAGAAATACACATGAAATGGTGAACCACCGGCACCTCGTGAATTATTAGAAGAATCGAAATAAGCAACAGTATCAACATTGTTAGTCTTACCCATAACTGGCCAAGTATACTGAATGTTATTACATTCTTTAACTCCACCATCTTGCCCCTCAGTTAAAGCACTAAGAGGGAATTTATCTCCATCTTTACCCCAAAGGTAAGTAAGAGAAGCATTAGACACATCAGGTTTGTCTAACAATAATTTTGTAAGAGAGCGTTCATGGGTATAACCATCGGTTAACCACTTTTGTCCTCTAATTTCGCGCAATGCACTCATAATATAATTTGTTTTTAAACAATATTATCGTTATTAACTTTAGATGTATCTTTAGCTTTACCAATAACAATCTTACTATTATTTGATTTATGTTTACTTGTTTGTAATTTAAACGTTTTAGCATTTGTTTTCTTAACCTGTAGATCAATAAGAGATTTAATGTCACCACCTGTGAACATTACATAATCTATTAGTAAATCTAATTCTGGTCTAGTAGCACGAGCGTTAGCAGCAGCACTATTACCAGCATTATCAACAGTTTGTGAAACAAAATTATAAAAATCAGAACGAGCTTTATTGGTTACAACACCATTTTTGTCTCGAACTTGAATATTTTCAGGAATAATATAACCTTCTAATTTACCACTATCAATAGTAGTTTTAATACCACCCCAATATGTAGCAGCATCATCAGCAACTTTTTGATTAGTAGCCGCTACACTTGCTTCACGAGCAGCAACAGAAGCATTCTCTGTAGTTTGAACAAAGGTTAAGTTCTCAGTACCTTCTTCAAACAAACGATTATCATCCTTAGCATATTTAACTTGGCGCTTAGCTTGATCCATTGTGCGACCCCTAAGTATTTCACCTTGAATAATCATTTCAGATAATTGTTCTTCATTATCTTTATCTAATTTAACTTTAGAATGATCAGTAACTTTACCATATCCTTCTAAACTATTATTAACTTTAAGATAGTTAAATGCATCCTTCATTTGAGGATAAGCAGTAAAGAAATTAGCTTGTGATTCTTCAAACAGTCTAGTACCTTCTTGACGTACACTATCACTAACATATTTAGATATACCATCAATATCATTAGCATATGCAACATCGACACCTTTATCGTCTACAGGCTGATATCCAGTTAGCGCAGATATTTGATTAATATAATCAGTATCATCATCACCTCCATCTGCTAATGATTCTTCCATCTTAGCTTGTAATGCAGCCTTATCTAATATAACAGCATCCAAAGTATCTACAGGAGTACCATCTTTAATTTTCTACTCTTTACCGTCAATAGTAATGATTTCACCTTCATTATCAGTAATGGTTTTAGTAGCTTGTTCAGCTATAGTACCGTCATCTTCATTACTTTCTTCAGCTTC